CTTAGACTTGGCTTTGTATTGGTCATTGTGTTTGTCGATCATGTTCTCAAGAGCTTTGACAGCTTGGTCACTGATCTCGATTCCACCACGAGAACCGCTAGCACTTCCCTTTGGATTCTTAGCGCTTCCGGTCTTCTGATCTTTTTTAGGTGCAGGAGTTTGGGCCTGTGTTCGCTTCTTGATCTTAGCCATTGGCTTTTCTCCGCTTGATTAATTGTTCAGCAAGAGCAGAGACACCACTGCCACCGCCAAGACTCGCTGTTCTTTCAAGCGCTGATCGCTGTGCATCTTCGGGAAGGTCACCAGCTCCAAGACGTTCTCTGATTGCTCGCTCCAATTCATCATCCGGAGTGAGTAGACCGGCTTGAACAAGACCGGGAAGCATTCCCAAAGATTCCGCCAAGTCATCAGTATCAAGACCGGTGTGGACTAGCTTTGGAAGTTTGGAAGGATCGACCAAGCCAAAGTTCCAACGGATCAACCGCCCAATGGTTCCGCCACCTCTACGATCAACACCGCTGACTTGGCTTGCAACAAGATCACAAAGGTTGATTGCTGCTCTTCTGAAGACAGATAGATGAATCTCACCAACAGACCTTGCTCCTGTTTCAGTGTTGCCAAGATCTGCAAACTGAGTAAGGAAAGCGGCTGACATTTGAGAGTCACATTTGGTTATGATCTCTAAAGGCCCGCTTGCATAGAGATTAGGTTGTGCTGCGTAAGTGTCAAAACTGACAGCATCATTCTCAACAAGATAAGATTGCTCTGCGCTTATAAATAACTGAGCTTGAGCTTCAGCATCGTTGATCATTGCGTCAATGTCGCCATCCGTTAAGCCGAGAGCTTCCGCTTGTGATCTGTCAACTTTTACTTTTGGAGTAGGTACAGCCCAACGATCAAGGCCAACACACATAAGATTAGATACTCGTTGCTTGGTCCGCCACCACCACCAAACCGGACGCAACATTCCCACACCTTCAAAGTTGGAACCGGTCTTGTTGAGAGTGAGCAATAAAAGCTTATTGGCCGGAATGGGTTCTGGAACATAAGTGAGTCCGACCACATTTTGAAGAACACCATCCAAGTGTTGATTGTCTCTACTGAGCCACCGTTGGTGAGCGCTAGGTTCACGATCTGCATAATGGTCAAGCCATACTCTAACATTGCCATTCGAACATGGACCTACTCGATAGATTTCTTCAGCATAACGATAACCAACAGGCACAAACTCAAAAAGATAAGCAAGTTGGTCCTCCCATGAAAGAGTCATTTGTCCGGAGTAACCATCAAACCCAAAGGCTTCATTGGCGAATCGTGCCAACTCGTCAGCCATCGGATCGTTTTCAATGCCAGGTTCAAAGCGCCAAGTTGCGGAGAGCAAAGTCTGTCGAAGCATATGCCAAGAACGTCTTACAATCGGATCCGTTCTCAACATTTCTTCAGCTTCTTGAACCCAATTAAGGCCGGTTAGCTGTGGATTCTGTTCCTTGCCTGTAATCACTCCACCGCCAAGCTGAGTCCCTGTGATTCCTCTTGTGGTGAATCTAGGTGTAAGAGCTCTCATGTGCTTCGGTGAGCGTTCTTTTGTTTCATTGTAGCTCATGGCGCCCCTTGATTGGAATTGGTGCTTACAGACAATATAAACACTGAACACATATTTATCAATAAAAGGTTGTTCAGTATAAAATCAAGTGTTATGTTCATCCAACTTCATTCTCTAGTTTTTTTAAGTCGGCGCTTTTTTGGGCTAGGGAGTGAAGTAGCTTTACTCTCTTTTTATTCTTTTTTAGAATCTAGAACACACTTGAGAGTGAGCTTTATATTCTCCGAAAAGAAAAAGGCCACTGACTTTTGATCAATGGCCTTTTCCTTACCCTTGTTTTTATGTCGTGTTCAACCGACAGGCTTCTCTTATAGATTGAGCAGTTTTAAAAGACAATCACTTTCTAGGAATCCATTCCTCAATGGTCGGATCTAACATGACTTGATCAACTGATTTAGTTTTGATTGGTTTCTGACCACTGAAGATTGATAGCTTATCAATGACAGCTGTTTGAAGTTCAAAGATCTGTTCTCTTAAAAGTTGCATTTGGATTTGAGCATCACGAAGGCGAGCAATCAAAGCTTCTCTGTCTGAGTTGGCGCTTGCTAGTTTGTCTTTGAGTTCCTCTACTTCGGATGGATCACGACCGGAAGCAATGGCGACCATTGAAGAGATTGAGCCTGTGATCACACCAAGTATTCCAACAAGGACATCACGATTCTCATCAACGATCTTGACATAAGTTAGGAACAAGATCAGGCCGACTATCAAGAGCAGGAACATGACAGAGAACCACCAACCGCGCCTTGCCTTGACATCTTTGGAGAACTCTTTAGCTTCTTGTCTGTCTTCTATTGCGTTCATAATACCCCCACGAAAAACATAGTTATAAACTCAACTATATAATCAATCCAAAAGAACAAGTCATCAACTCCATTCATTCGCCTTGCATATGGATCAATCAAGACAGGGACCGAAACACTGATCACATAAAAAGTCATGATCATGCAGTATCTGACAGCAAACCAAACTAGCCATTCTTTCAACTTCCTATCCCTCGCTTTGCTCTTGATCTTCTTCGGGCCTGCTATGCGTTTAACCTTTTCGCTTCCTGGTGGTGGCTGTAAAGATTCAATAGTTGATCCAACTGCATAAACGATTTGAGTCTCACGAACTCCCTTGAATCGGTATTCACCAACACAAGCATATCTTGTATTTTTGGGAGTGTAGTTATTCGTCCGGCCCTTGATCGCTTTCATTGCTTCGGTTGTGAGTAGGACTTGACCAGCTTGACAAAGCGACATGGTTCTTGCTGCGATATTCTTGGCAATGCCTTCCAACTCAACAGACTTGGCTCCGGTCATTGTGAAGATCTCATCTTGCTTCACTTCAACCACAACTCCCCAATGAATCCCAATTCGACAGCCCAATTTAATCTTTGGCGGAATCGTTTCTTGGTAGATCAAAGCAAAGTTCACCGCGTCTATTGGTCGCTCAAAGCTGAGAAGGAAACCATCCGATCTATCAATCTCACGACCATTGAACTTATAGATTAGAGAGCGAGTAAGCCGATCATGCTTTTGAAGCCACATTGCTGCTTTCATAGCTCCGGCTGATTGAACGAAGCGAGTTGAGCCTATGAGATCAAGAAGCACTATGGCCAACTTTGTTTCAATCAGTTCCATTAAAAGCTCCTTGTCTTGGATCCTCCCACTCTAACATTTCTAGTTCTAACACCAGCTGATCTTCTTGGCTTGTACTTTTGATCTAAAGCGTTCTCATGCCAATTAAACATGATGCAATCATAGCGCAATGCATCTAATGGATCTTCCCTTCCATCCTTCTTTGGTTGCTCTTTGTTATCCCAAGCATAAGAGAGAATAGCCTTGCGAATACTGTTGCCGGTCGCTCGTTCGCCTTTGTCCCAAACTTCTTTGGTGATCAGATAGCGCTTTGAATTGAAAGCACGTTTGAGTCTTTGGACTCCGTTGAGTATGTCAACTTTGATCGGATCCGTTGTGTGTCTTAATGGAACCCCAAGTCCTCTTGGCGGATCTTGTCTCATGACTCTGAAAGCGCTTTGGCCTGTCTGGTCATTCCTCGCCTTGCCTGCTTTGTCAGCTACTCCGGTATCAATCCATATTCTTGGACCGGGAGCTTTGGACTTCAACGAGCGAGGCCAAGCAATACCTAAGATCAGCGTTGTGAGTTGGTCAGTTGTCACTTCTTGGGGATTGATCTCATGGCAGATCACTGTTGCATCAAGCGCTTCATCATAAGCCATTATCAAAACACTTGGCTTCCTAAAGCCCCAATCGATAGCGATTCGGCCGGTCATGCTTTCCTTGTACTCCCACTTGTCAATGACATGACTCGCTTCGGTGAACTCTGAATAAATCAATCCGCTCGGCGGTTTTGGCTTATTCATGATCATGGCTTCTCGCTCGTCTGGTGGAAGCATCTTGGTCGCTTCGAACCATTCATCAGCCAAGTTGTCTTGGTTGACATATGAGCTAAAGAATAGCGGAACAATGTTTTGACTCTCTGCCATGTTGACCCACCAAGCATCGACAACAGGCAAGCCCACCAAGATCAAGATCGGACTTGGACCAGCACGAAGACGACCAAGAGCTTTGTGAGCAACCTCCATTGTGAGTGTCTGACATTCGTCAATCAAACAGACACCGCTTGTCACATTCAAACCCTCAAGCGGATTGTGAGTTGCTTCCCTTGTGCCCGGTCGAAAGTAGGAACGACACCAAACTTGACTTCCTGTATGTTGGTCGGTCCACTGCTTCATGGTGTGGTTATAAGTCCAACCAAGAGGACTCAACCACTTCTCCATTTCTGGCATCAAGACAGAGTTGTATCTTGGAGTTGTATCAGTGACCAACAGGGAAGAAGTACCCGGCCTTGTCTTGGCAAGGTATAGAATAGAGAAGACAAGCGCTGAAGTCTTGCCGGATCCCCATCCACAACGCGCTGCTATTACCTTGTCTTTGCGAGTGATGCCCTTGATGATTTCAAGCTGTAAAGGATTTAGTTTGATTTCCGCCATAATATGATTTAGTCTTCCGCTCGATACTTCTTGTCAAAGTATTCATGTCAGTGATGGCCTAGTCCTCTTCAGAGTTCTCCCCTGAATTATGGACTAGGCTTTCCTTATTTTGGACCTGTGCTTCTAGCTG